AACAGGTTTTAGACTTCCCGGAGACTTGGGAAGTTCGGATGCGTTCACGGGTGATCCCGTAGGTGTTGCCCATTTGGGTATTTATGACACCACCCACTATGACACTACTGCTGTATATACTGCAGGTGATGTTCTTGAAACCGCTGCTGATGGCGCTGTTACTAGCGACACAGCTGGCGGTGGCGGTACTGCGGTCGATGCGACCGAAGTTGCCGTTGCACAGAACTCACTTGATGCAGCTGCTGTTGCAGCAGGTAACAATCTAAGAATTAAGCTTCTGATATAAAAACCTAAAGGAGGACTATCTAATGGATAGACAAAAGCTCGCTGAACTATTTAAAGCAACAGCCGCGCTTGACACTCCCGAGGGTGTCGAAGCATATAAGGCGTTTGCTCAGGCACTAACAGTGCCTATTCTTCAGGAGATCCGAGATGCATCTATTATGCGACAGCTATTTGCTGTTGAGCGACTCGCTCCTGGTGCGCAGGCTGTTTACCCAGTCGCGGACGACTTCGAGATCCCAGTATTCGTACTGCCCGGTCTCGGATATATCGCTCAGAACTTCATTGAAGGCGTAGGCGAGGAAGTATTCGTGCCCACCTTCTCCATCAGCGTTTCTGCTGATTGGAAGGTTACTTATGCGCGAGACTCTCGCATCGACATCCCCGAGAGGGCTGCTCGAAACTCCGCCCGCGCTATCGCTGACTACGAAGAAGAGTCTGGCTGGAGAGTTATTACTCCAGGTGCTACTACAGCATTTGCCGGACAAGGTCTTCTAGGTTCGCGCGGTGCCCCCATTTACCAGGTACCTGCCGGCTCTACCGGTGAGAACTTCCTGTCCAAGGAACTTCTTAACCTAATGCTAGTAGGCTTTAAGCGAACTCGAAGATCCCTAACGGATCTTTATATTTCGCCTGAAGACGCCGCTGACATTCGTGAATGGACTGATACTCAGATCGATCCTGTCACCCGCCGAGAGATTTTCACGGCTGCTGGCCTTGGTCGAATCTGGAACATCAACCTTCACGAGGTATTCCAGCTTGGTGCTACTGGTCGATATAATATTAACACTGCTGATTCTACGTTTGGAATTTTCCAGGTAGATGGCGCTGGTGATTTCAACGATTACACGCCAACTAACGTTAACCAGGTTGACGCTAATGGTGCTGTACTCGCTGCTGGTGAGACTCAGGTCTACGGATTTGACCTCTCCGTTAATGATTCCCTAGTAATGCCTGTTCGAAAGGAATTCGAAGCGCATGATGATCCAACACTTCTACGACAACAGAAGCAAGGTTTCTTCGGTTGGGAAGAGGTTGGTTTTGCTCTACTCGATTCTCGAATGGTCGGACTTGGAATTATCGATCGGTCGTAAATATCTATAATCCTACTGGAGGGGGCTTTGTTGTCCCCTCCTTTAGGACCAGAATAATGGGGGTACAGATATGGGGAAAATACAGTTGCCGATAGGGTCTTGCAACTAGCCCCTGTCGGTTTTTTTTGTGAAAACACAAGACATTTCTAGCCAGGCCTTGGTTTGTCCTAGGTAAAAACACGGTCTCCCCGCCCTGTTACCAAGGTCTGGCACTAGGAGGAAACAATGGTAGTACTATATAACGTGGAAACGCGCACCACCAACAATCTTCTAACTGAGGCCGAGCTTACTACGCTTGGAGCTTCTGATTGGGAGCTGGTTAGCGTTATCCAGGAAGGTTTATCCGTTATCTACATCTTTAGCAAGTAAGGAGTTTTCATGTTTTTTCTAGTTACTATCTATATTTTAAAATTTCTGGCCGCGGTACTGCTGACAGAGCAATTGACGGAACTTGTTATAAAGTCAGAGATCGCCCGGCCCGTCAGAAATTTCATTAAATCTAGGGTATCTTGGTTGAAGACATTCTTCAGCTGCGGGTATTGTTTTTCGGTCTGGGCAGCCCTTGGAGTTGTGTTATTGTTTGGTTTGGCTTATAATTTAACTGGTTGGTATTGGGTAGATCTTGTGATTACCTCATTTCTAATTCATCGCCTTTCCAACTACCTTCACAACTTCAACGATAAATATCTAGACAAATATTATGATACGAGATATATTAACTCGGGCCACATGCCCGAGGGAGAGGAATAAATTATGAAAGGTTTTATTAAAAACGAGAGCAAGAAGACTATATTTGTTTTACAGAGGGCCGTTAATCCCGGATTCTCCCTCACCTTTGATGAGGCCTACGTAGTTGTAGGAGAGAAGAGCGGCAAAAAAAGAGGGCCCACCTTTGTAAATTGGCTTAGAGATAATTATTTTCAGGATTCTATTTGGGCTTTTTACAAGGATGAGGGCGAGTCTTATTTTGAAGACGAGTCCCCACGTAAGGTTGAAAGAGTCACTAGTGCCCAGGGGGCAGGAAAGAACCTGGTTAGACGAGACGATTTTCAAGAGGCCGGAGGTAATTTGGCTCTAAAGATAATTGAGAGTGATATTGTCACCGCCAGGACCCTCATTGATAAGTGCAAAGATAGGTCGGTGTTGAAAAAAGCACTCGGCGCTAGCAAGGTACGTGCCAATAAAGAGGCACACATGAGGCATTTAATTAGGAGATTAGAACAAGTCTATTTCTAGAAGGAGGACACCTAGATAAATGTCAGTTCTCAAACCAGTAATAACGTCTGTCCTGCAGGGGACTACAACCATCACTGTAACCGACCCCGTATCTGTCGGGGCCATCTTTAATGAGCTATTGGTTTACAAGGCCACCTCTGTTAATGGCCCCTTTTCTGTATTTGATACAATCTCTTTAACTGGGACTACTCTTTATACCTCCCTGGATTTAACTTCTACCCCGTCGACGTACTACAAGGCGCAATACAGCCACAGCGTGTCGATGGTCACAAGTGTATTTTCAGATCCAGCACAGGAAACAGGTAACTTTTCCGAATACACAGTGCCAGAATCGACTGCGACCTACCCGCCTGAGATAGCTCTTTCTACTCAGGATAGGGAGATCGTTGAGTCTATTCGAGTAACTGCTGGAGATCTTGGTCTTATTGAGCGCGATTTTTATGACTCGTCCGACTCTAGCTCCCAATACGCATGTGCTGCTCAGATCTCCTCTGACCAGTGTACTTGGGAACTAATAGAGTTTAAGGGCTGGCCCCAGAGAGTTAGGCTAAACGGGACTGATAAGACAACCCTCTCGGATCCCCAAGTAATCGGATATAGGTATCTTACCTTTAGTGGGAGTTCTCCTTGTATTACAGGAACTCTAGACATCTTCTATAATAGCTTTAGGTTCTCCGATAGAGAGATCCTGCTGGCGTATGATAGAGCCAGTAATCTTCTAGTTTCTTGCGGACTCACCGCCGAGCAAATAACCACTGAGATGTTAATTATGCAGGCAGCCATCCTTCTATTGGAGGGAGAGTTAAGAGAGGCGCAGCAGAAGGCGGTTATGATTAGAGATGGTGATACCACCTATGACAATAGTAGGACCATCATGGCGAGGACTGAAGACCTTACTGATTTGAAAAATAAGATGCGGGAGATGATTGAGTGTGCTCGTTTCGGTGCCTCTTATGGCGTGACAGGGGTTAGGATAGACTAATGCCCAGAAAACTAGTGCCCAGCAGTATAAAGACTGAGTTTAAAAAGCTAACTCAACAACTGGTGCTAGATCTTTCTCAGAACCTATGTATAGTTCAAGAAAGCCCCATGTTTGTGGACTGCCCCAATTGTATTTGGGATTCTATTAACAAGAAGTCATCCAATGTTTTTGATGCTTCTTTTACGTCCCCTTCAACCATTTTTTCAGCTACCGACCAGGAAAGAACTATTAGTCCTGTCTCCTTTACGGGCGGAAGATGCCCGGTATGTATTGGAGAAGGTCAGCTTTTCACCAGCAAAGAGATTTGCATCCCTGCAATGGTAAACTTCTTTAGCGCAGCCGACGACCGCCAAGGTGGCTTCGTCCAAATGGCAGCGGGTAAGGAAGGCAAGAATAGTTTGTTAGTTAAGACGTTGGCTTGTCATTATGAGCTGTTGTTAAATAATGAAATTTTTATGGTTCATAATGGTGTGAAATGTGAAAAATTTACCCCACCAATTGTTAGAGGCCTGGGCGGAGTTGAAGCCATTACTGAGTGTGTTATGTTGACAGTTGAAGTTGGCCAGCGAACTAGTGATAAATTCAGGACTAGCTCAGATCCAAGAAATGATCCTCGCCGCCTCATAAAGGGCCCCACAGACTTACCTATTCTAAGAGGAACAAGGACGGGTAGAGACAGTTAATGGGCAAGGATATAAAAATTAGATTAAAACTATCAAAAGAGCAGGCCAACGATGCCGCTAAAATTGTTCAGGCTAAGTTAAGATTAGTTGAACATAATATAGCAGCCATTCTGAGAAAGGAAGCTATCCCCCACCTCATAGATTTGATTATGGTGCGGTATGATGCGTTGGGAGAGAGGATGGAGCAGATGTCCGACGAAGACCCAACAAACCCGTCCATTTGGAGAGGGACTTTTAAAGATAAGTTGGAACAAGAGGCAGAACAAACTTTCATTTTTGACCCATCTTCTGGTATAATAAAATTAAACTTAGGAGAAAAATCTTTCCTAGGATATAGCAGCTCGGCCGACACGGACAGTAATCAGCCCCTGGTTTGGATGGTTTACTATTTGGAAGGTTTATCTAAAAGTTATGCATGGATCACCAGAGAAACATGGGAACAAGTATATCCAGAAGGTGAATGGGACAACACTTGGGGTAGATTCCAGAGCGCCCCTGGTTTCATGCTTGGGGGCCGTAAGTTCCACAAGGCAGGGAGTGACTGGATGGACGAACTAGTTTGGTCAGAAGTTAGGCACCCTTTCTCTTCATGGTCTCCTGACGACATCTTTGAAAAAGCAATGGACGAATTCTTGATCCGGCCGTTTATTCAGAAGGCAGTAGACGCGGCCCTTGCGGGGACGAAACTATGACAGTCACTTTAGCAAAGCTAGAGGATATGAGCTTGCAACACTGGTTGAAAGAAGTTATTCTTCCAATAAAGTGGACGGAGCGCGTAGTCAATAATCCTCTTACCTACAGCCCAGAAAGAGAACGCTTTGAAGCGGACATCACGTGGTTTCCTAATTTTATGCAGGACGGCCGTGGCTGGGTCTATTTTGATGCCGTAACTTCTGGCACTTACGTGCCTAATTCTCCCCCAACCTCAGAACAAACCACCCAGGTGGAAGTTCGTAATGCCGTAGGAGGCGTGATAGATCCCTCCAATTACACAATCAACTACAAAGACGGGGCCATTATAGCTTCCGGCGGTACCACGACGCCAGATGGGGTTCCTACTGAAGTAGACTACTCTCAATATTACGTTTCTCTTTTAGATGCCTGGCCCGGAATAGATCCCCCTGATGCGCCCCTCCTTGCTGTAGAAATGGGAGGATATAAAAAACAAGGACGCCAACTTGGTGGCGGAAGAAAAGCCATAAGAACATTTACTATCCACCTCTTTGCCACCTCCTCCTCTGAAAGAGACGATCTTACAGAATGGATTTACGATTCTTTTTTCCAGAGGCACATTCCCGTAGTTGATTATCGGGACGGAGAGCCCCTG